GGGGACAAAAGCCGCCGCAACTAAACGATGAACGTTTATTGTTTTACGAATACCATTACATAACACTACAATGTTATAGCCCTGTTTATTTGGAACTATTTTAAGCAATTTTGTTTTATTGCGTATATTTCCGAAATTACTTATTTCGTAATTAGGGAAATCGTTTATTACTTTCCAAGTCTCCATATCAATGAATTAAAAAGGGGGCGGGGATAACCACCCCGTCCCCTCGGTTTAACAATTCGTTATGCTCCGGCGTTATGCGCCCGCACCTCCGGCGGGAAATTCCCCGGCGTTGGTTACATATACAGGCATACCCAACGGTTCGTTCGGATTGCGGGCGGCAATCTCGGCTTTGATAATTGGGCTTGCCACGGTATTCGGGTTGCTGTTGTAAGCAACCATATACGCCACGTCAACGGAAAATCCGAAATACTCCTTAACGGCGCACGTCAAATCGGCGGTTGCATCGCCCATAATTGCGGACTGGTCGCCAACGGCGGTGTAATAGTGCGAACCAACGGGCAAATCAATGTACGGCAAACGTACAACGTCCCATTCGTGGAAATTCGCACGGGTGCGGCGCAATGCCTCACGGTCAACACGTGTAAGGATACCAACATTACCGTCAGCAACGGCAAACATGGTTCCCATTTTGCCCGCTTCGTCGGTTACGTTGTTAGTATAATGCAATACTTTGTTGTCGTATTCCATGCGCTTATTAACGTCGTTGTAAACGCCATGTTGCGCCAACTTGCGTATTAGGCTATCAACCCCCGCATTTGCGATAAGGTGGATATATTCCGGGTAACAATTCGCCCGCATGATTGGGTTAATGTCGCCCAAAATCTCGGTTGCCATTTGGGTTGGAACTTGTATCATGCTTCCGGCCTGCGTGTAGTTAAGCAAGGTTTTGAAAACTTGCGTTTTGTTCGCTTCCAATGCGGCAACGGCTCCTTTGTCCAAAGCATCCGCCAACGCACGGGTTGTTTTCTCCATTTTGCGCATAAAATCGTGTTGGTACGAAATCTCATTGTTTGAGTATGCCGCCGGAACCATTGTAAACCCGATTGCATAAGTAGCCCAAACAAGCGTTACCAATGCGGACGTATTTTCATCGTCAGCGATAACGCACGAACGGACATTGCTAACCTGTACATCGCCGTCGTAATTGATAACGGGTACTTGTACCGTGTTACCAATAGACGCAAACGCACGGTCACGCAAATTGGGGTTAATGATTGAGGACGGGGCGTTGGTTTGTTCAATGAAAAAATCCAATGCGCCATACTCACACGGGCGGGTCATATTACGGTCTAATTCCGGGTTTTCAATCCGCCAATTTTGCAATCTTGTTGCTACTAATGACATAATGTTAAAAATTTAATTGTTATTAAATGCGGGTTTACCCTTTACCCGTGATTGTTTACTTTTCCGGCAATGCGGCAATATTGTTGTCCTGCCATGCCTGTTTCATTGCGGCGTCGAACTTTTCGGAACCCGCCGTTAAACCCTGCGCCATAAGGTTTGCGGCGATTGCTTCGTAAGCTTCGACACGGGTTTTTGCGCCCGTTACGTCAATGGTTGTTCCGCCACCACCGCCGGAACCGCCCCCCGGGGGAACCGTTCCGCCGCCTCCGGCTTGGCGTCCCTTATCCAAAATACCCATTGTTTCCAATTCCTTTGCCAACAGGTCGCCGGGGGTGTACGGGTTCAACTGATTGTTCGGGTTACGCATAATTGCGCCGCTTTCGTCCTTAAAAGCAAGGATTTTACCGCCTTTTCCGTCGTCGATATATTCGGGGTTCATACCCTTAATTTTGTCGATTGCTTGCGCTAACAAAACCTTTGTTGCGCTTTCGGGCAATCCCGGTTTGAATTTCAACCCGGCGGTTGCGGTCTGCAATGCACCCTCGATACGAACGCCGAACAACTCCGTTTGGAATTTCTTTTCGGCTTCATCGTACTTGCTTTTGAGGTCGTTAAACTGCGTTGTTACCGCCGTTAAATCGGCTTTCGCCTGTTTCAACGCCTTTGCCGTTTCCGCATCGGTCGCACCGTCGGCAATTGCCTTTTCCAAACGTGCCTTTTCTTTCGTCAGACTGTCGATTTGGGTTTGCAATGCGCTTGCGCTTTCCGCTTTGGTTTTGAACTCGGCGACCACACGTTTTGCGTAATCAAACGTCTTTTCGGTTCCGTTCTTTGCGATACCGGACGCCGCCAAAATATCGGCATCCAATCCGCCGTAAATTTCGCCCGTCTTTTTGGCGATAACGCTATTTTCGTCGTTGGCGGACAATGTTGTAATTGCCGCAATTTGTTCGTCCGTCAAACCGGACAAAGCCGCATTTGCAACTAAAATTTCTCTCGTTAACATAATTCTTTCCCTTTGAATTAATTAAGTTCGATTGCTGCTACTGCTCCGCTGTTTGCGTTAATAATATCAATTGTGTATTTTGGGGAATCCCCGGTTGTGTCAACCAACCAACTAACAACACGTGCATGGCTGATTTTCTTTTCAACCTCTTTTGTTACCAAAATGACGTCGGTAATTGTTCCGCCCTCAATACATTCAATCAACTTTTTCTTTGTTGCGCCATCCAATGCGGCGGCGGTTGTTGTTACTTCAATAACCAAATTGTCCTGCTGTGCAATCTGTGCCATAATCGTATTTTTTAATTGTTTAATACTCTGTTACTTTTTCGCTCCGGGTTTGTCCTCGGCTTCTGCCTTTGCCTTTGCATCGGCTTTGGTTTCTTTGGCGGGTTCCGCCGGGATAACTCCCGCCGCTTTCAATTCCGCCAAAATTTCAGCCTTTAACGCCGCTTTTTCCTCGGCTTTGGCTTTCGCCTCGGCTTCTGCCTTTGCCTTTGCATCGGCGGCGGCTTTTTCCTCGGCAGCTTTCTGCTGTGCGGCGGTTCGTGCCGCTTTTTCCTCGGCTTGCGCCTTGACGTACTCGTTGGGGTCGTGCAATATGGTAATCGTATAACCCTGTTTTTTCAGTGCGTCCAAAATGCCGTTTTCAAAGGACTTTTTGCCGAACTTTTGGATACGGGGAACGGATAATCGTTTGCCCGTTTCACTGTCAAACTTGCGTACCTCAATAACGCAATGATACAAATGTTTCTCATTGTCCGGGACAATGTAGTTTTCGGGCGTAACGTCGATAATCGCAACGTCTTTAGTTTTGCCCTCGCTTACTTTCACTCGCATAATCGTTAAATTTACTTGTTATAAAATTTATCTTAGAGTTGAACGGCATATTATACCCAAACTCTAACACGTTCAAATATTCACGTTCAAATCTGCGTACAAAGTTAGCAAAATTCAACTTTATACGCATATCGTTTTCGCTGATAATCTGTTTGTCGTACAAATCCAATACCTCGTTACGGGTCAAATGTCGGTACGGTTCCAATTCCGCCAACGTCAACATACGTTGCAATTGGGTTGGATTGTTCCGGTATTCCGTTTCGATAATTTGGTTTTGTAGTGCGTCTAATTCCGCCTCGCTTGCGCCGCTTTCCTTTGCTACCTTGTAACGTTCCCGTAACTCCGTTGCGTTGGATAAATAAAACTCCGTGCCGTAATTGACTTTTGCAGAAACGAACAAACCGCCATACCTCAAACGGCAAACGGTTTCATCGACGAATTGTTGCGCCGCCTCAAATCCTTTCTTTACTCGGTTTAATACCGTGCTTTGGCTCTCAAAATTCGCCTGTATTTGTTGCTCGTTCAATGCGTCCCGTGTGGTTATTTCCTCGTTGGTTCCAACAACCGACGTAATAATGTCATTCTTTAGGCGGTTTTCTTCCTCAACGTTATAATCCAAACTCCCACGGTCAACGGTTAGCATTTGCACCGGGTTACGCAAATCGGGTTGTTTATCCCCGTCCGGTATTGGTATTTCAACGAACGAACCGACGCCGTTAATACGACTATCCCCGCATTTGGGGCAACGCATCAAAAGCCCGGCGGCGTCCAATCTATAAAACCCTTGTTTGTCTTTCAAAAACCCACCGTCGCAATAATCGCCATTTTCGCCGTTACTGAAATCGCATGATTGTTCGTAACCGGAATATATCGGATATGCTCCGTATAAATCTAAATGTCGTTTACTGATATGGTAAAACAAAAACCAATCCAACGCCTCCAATTGCTTGGTTAGCGGGGATTGCTTAACGTCGGGTTCCGATAAACTCAACGGTTCGTTCCAAAAGAAACGGGCGGGACAATAACCGACGTCGTGCGGGTTATCAATCAGCAATTCGCCGATATTGTGGTTTTTGTCCTCTCTGAAAACTCTATAACGTTCGTCGTCAATTACTGCGATACGTTCCCCGTCCTGCCTAAATATGATATAATCCATTACCCCCGTCGTCGGGTTGGCTCTGTAATCAATCACGGACGCAATAGGCAACCAATAAAAATACGGTTGCGGGTATTTGTCGGCGGGGTTTTGTTCGCTCGGCATATCGACAATAAGAACGCTATTTATTTCGGTTTGGAAAAACTCCCATCCTTTTGTACTCCAAATTTCCGGTTCGTGTAATACGTCTTGGCGGTAATACTCCCAATCGTCCCTTTGTTCCGGGTTTTGGAACTGATAATTGAACGCCGGGTTACGACCGTCAAAAATCCGGCTCAACTTATCAAAACAAACGCCCGTTACCTCGTTTGTTTTAACGGGGTAACGGAACAATGTTTTGAACATCTTAAATTTGTCATGCGGCAATAGGTTAGAAACAAATGCCATAAAATCCGTAATCGGTTGGCAAATGTCAAACGACGTTATACGGGTGCGGGCGTGAAAATTAATGCGCTGTTGATGATAAACGGCTTTGTTTATCGTCTTACGCTTTTTCGGCTCCGTTATCCGCTTTTTTATTTCGCTTATATCCAATCCCATTGTCTTTGTCAAATTTAAAGTCTGAATTTTCCGGCAATCTCCAACCGCCATTATTAGGCATTCGCAAAAGACGTTCGGCGTGCGTAATCTCGAATTGTTCGGTTACGTTCAATGTATCATTGATTAACGCAACCTTTTGTACTTTCGCCGCCATATCGTCAACCTCCTACGGCAACTTTTAAATCCGTCAACGGATTAAATTCCGGTGCAATGATTGTGAGGTTGTCGGAATAGTTAGGCAAAAACGCCCATTGTATTGCGTTGCTGTCCGGGGCTTCTAATCCGCCATGCGTTTTGTCGCCAATGAACAACGAACGGATAGGAATAGGATAATACGTTGTCTTTACCGTTTCATCCTGTATTGCTTCAATACTTCCGTTTTCGTCAAACAGATAAACGCCCAAATTGTCCGCCCAACTTTCGCATTGCAATTCTTTCATTGCCTTAATTACTGATTGGGGGATTTTACGCATTACGCCCGTGAACGGGTTCGGTTCACGCCCTATAATTTCCTCAACGCCTCCCAATGTTTCGTTACCGCCGCCAAAGGTTCGGGCGGCTCCGGCTTCGTTGGTCGGGGCTTGGATATACGGGGAAACAACAATTTTTGTGCTATCAGCCGCCGACAATAACGGCGTCCATGATGCAAGCAAAGCAATTGCCTTTTCCGTGGTAAAACTGTTTTTGCTTCCATCGTCTTTGGTTAGACGTTGAAACGCTACCTTTTGGATTTGCCCGAAACTTTCGGCGCATTTTACGGCGGGAATATCGGGCAATGAAGCCGCCGCCGGACACTTACAAGTAATCATACTCTTTAAATTTTAACGTTAAAAATTACATTTGTTACCTCGTTGGGCTGTCCCTTTGCCCTCTGTATTACTTCTACGTTGCAAAGTTATAAACTTTTTTCCGTTATAAACTTGCATATCTCAATTAAATTGTTAGTTACGACGTTTAACGCCCCGGTTTGCGTGTGCGTATGGTTGTATATTACCGTCGGCAATCTCTTTTTCGTAAATCCCGGTTAATCCGTCCTCCGGGTCGTCGTGCGTGTTCGCATCGAAATTGCGCAAAAAGGTGGTAACATGGTCGTAAATCGCTTTGTACCGGGTTTCCCAACCGAACGGCATAATAATACTTTGATTTACCATTGCGGACGCCGTAATTATCCGGCTTTCCTTATTGCCGCCTTGATAAAACGGGTCTGTCATTGCCCGCATTTTCTTTTTAATAACCTTTTCGTAACCCGCACCGCCGTTGTTACTCTCAACCCATACTTTTTGCGTGCCGTTCCTGTTAATCATTGCCGGAACGGTTACGGTTGTAACGTCCGTATTTTCGTCCGTCATTTCCATATCCGTAATTAAAGCAAATAACAACGGTTCCATACGCTTTGTTTTCTCGTTGAAAATCATGTTGTCCGATTTATAAACGTCATACGTGGCGGCAAACAAAAGGTCGTCCCCCTCATCGGCAACATCTATGTATGCGCCGGAACGTATGTACGTGCCGTAATCGGATTTTTCAACCCATGTTTTGAACGGTTGATATAATCGACCCTCGGCGGAACCGGGGTTGCCTTGATAGAGGCATTGAAATTGTACCGGGTCTAATGCTTTTTGCGCTTCCAACTTTTGCTTACTGTGTCGGCTTTCCCATAATGCCGCCCCCGGTTCCCGGGGGTCTATCTCGGTCGGTTCCCCGGTTTTCAATCCCTCAAAATTTATGCGCACCCACGCCCCCGGCGTTACGTTCTCTAAATCCGCCCAACACTTAACATCAATAATCGTTTCGCCGCTCTTTTCAATGCGCCCTATCAAATCGTCGTCGTGCCAACGGGTAAATACAATCAATTCTTGACTATCGTTGTGTAAACGGGTGCGTACAACGGTCGTGTACCATTTCCACGCCGCCGCCCGTACTATCGGGCTGTTACCCTCGGCGTAATCCTTATACACGTCGTCCAATATCGAAACGTCCACGGTTTTAGACGTCAGCGAACCGCCACGACCGACGACACGCAACGCCCCCTTACGCCCTACCATTTCGATAACATCGGAATTGCGCAAATAGGTATTAGCCATTGTTACGACGTTTGACCCATTTAAGTACGTGCCGGGGAATAATTCACGATACCGGGGCGTGTCGATTATTCGTTGAACGTCCCGGTTAAAATCCCGTGCGATTGTCGCCGCATACGAACCGATACATATTTTGCGGTCGGGGTCTAACCCCAACATAAATGCGGGTAATTTACGGCTCGACCCCTCCGATTTGCCATGTTGGGGCGGTTGTTGCACAATCATCTTTCGTATTTTGCCGTGTGCGAACATATCCAACAACGTATAATAAACGACGTGGAACGGCTCTAATACTAAATCCGGTTGCATATACCGGGCAAAGTTGATAAGGCGTTTACGGGCGGCGGCTTTAACAAGCAAATCCGGTTGTCGCCGGATTGCGTCGTACATCTGCATTAATTGTTCGTTGTTCATTGCTTTGCTCCTTTCTCCCATTTAGCACACGCCCGGCGACCTCGGACAATGTAATATTGATAATGCGGGCAACGTAAACAAATCGGGTTCCCGTTCAAATCCCGGTGTCTATGGTTGTCCGTTATCCATTCAGAAAAACGGCACGTATCGCAAATTTCGGTCGTCCATTCCGGTTGCTTGGTTCCCGGACGGGGTGCGGTTACTCTCTTTGCCATTATTGCGCCCCTCCTTTCTCGGCGATTGTCTTTTGAAATTCGGCGGACTGCAATTTGTCGGCGACGGCAAACAACAGGTCGTCCGGGATTGCCTTAACATCGTATTTCGGTTTATCGTCGTCCGTCCCGGCGTTGTATCCGGGTATCTCGATTTTAACGGGTGCATCAAATCCCAACATCTTTGCCCGGCGTTGTTGAATGTTCAACAGCAAGTCCAAAAACCGGGGATTGCCCGCCGACGTTTCAACGGTCGTTTCGTCATACCCGTAATATTCCGGGTCGCCGTCGGTCGCATCCGTTTTGATAGGACGCCCCCGGTTGGTTTTCTCTTTGGTGCGCATCTTTCCGGTTTTCGACGCCTCCCACGCCTCCCACGCTTGTTGCTCCATTTTATCCAACTTGCGCAATTCCTGTGTAACATATTCGTCGATTGTATCCAACCGTTCCCGCTTCCATTCGATAAGGCATTGTTGCAAATCGTAATAAACCATTTGAAACGAAATTGTATAACCAACGCCACGGGCGGACAAATCCCGGTTCAATGCGTCCGCAATTTCCCGGTACGAATAACCACGCAAAAATAAATCGGCACAAAACCGAATGTCATAAATTCGTTGTTCCTCGGAACGTTTGTTGTAGCCTAATGGCTTCTTTCTCTTTTTCATCGTCTAACCTCTTTTAATGTCGAACAGGGGTCAAAATCTGCCTTTTACGCCTTTTCGTCCTTTGGCTTGGTTCCTTATCGGCTCCTTTGCCTTTGTTCTTTCGTTCCGGGCTTTATCCTTTCCCCTGTTTACCTCCTTAAAACGTTGCTGACCCTTTTGCAAGTTATTTGCACGGAATTTTCATTTTAAGAGGCTTTATTGTCTTATTCAATACTTTCTATATCTCGGTGGTTATCTTTTAACCACGGGGCAAATTTACGGCTTTTTCGCCGCATTGCCAACCGTTTGTTCTCTCTCACATATAAACGGCAAAACCCCGGCTTTGTTTCCGGGGCTATTGCTCTATCGTCCTATTCCATTTTCATACTTTCCGTTTGAGCAATGAAAATGCGGTTCAACTCCTAATGTGATTTTATACGTATGCCCGTCTTTGGTTTCTTTCAACGCTAAACATACCGGGCGGGGTTTCCCGTTTATCGGATATTCCGGGTTAAAATAACGACACGTCCCGCATATCTTTTCGGGCTTCGATTGTCCGGGGCAATTACTTTTTCCCATTGTTGCCCCCTTTCCTTTTGTTCTTTGCCCGGCGTTTATCCCGTGGGTTCCTTTTCGGCATTTCGACCCGGTGTATTTCTACTTTGGAACCGGGGAACATCTTGCCGAAAAATTCCGCCATTGCTCGCACCTCCTTTGGGACGTCGAACGCCTCCGGCTTCTTATGCTCCGGGCAAATCCCCCGAACCGGGCAATTGTCGCAATCCTCATTCCGCACAACCTCGCCCGGCTTATCGGCTTCTTTGAACCCGTGCCAATTGTCCCTCCGTGCGGACGCTTCGGCGAAATTCTCCATTGCTTCAACTGCTACTTTCGCCAATATGTAATCCGGGGTATCGTTAAAATGCGCCTCCAAAGAATTACGGTTGATAACCTCGGCAATCTCTTTCAAAAATTTTTCTCTTTTGTTCATCGCTTTATTGATTTTTGGGTTTGTACTCTTGACACGGCATAACGCCGCACGATTGTTCGCATTTGAACGCCTCGCAATAACCGTTCCCGTTGACGTCCTCGTTTGTAAAGTTGGCGCAATTCCCGCATCCCTTATCGCCGGGTTCTTTCGGTACGCTTACGCCTTTCGGCTCAAACTCCCTGTTAAATTCTCTTTCCGGGCGGGTTGTCAATCGTCCGTCCGGCTCCCGGACAATGTAGTACGTTTCCGGGGCGTCAATGAAAATGCCGTTGCCGTCCGGGAACGAATAAACTGCCCGCCCGTTCGGGGTTCTCGGTATCGTCATGGTTCCGCCTCCGGTAAATCTCAACAGGTCGTCCAAATTGTCCCGGCGTACCTGTATTGCGTCAACTTCTAACAACGTGCGGCAATATCGGGTTCCCGCCGTGGCGTCCGGCTCAACTAACCGGGTGCGGATTTGTTCCGGGTATTCCGTCGGGTCGTACTCGACGTTGAAAACAACGGCGGCGTCTAACGTGTGGGTAACTAACAAGCATTTCCCCAATCGTCCGGCGACTGCCTGTTTTAGTGCTTCAATTGAGTTTCCCTGTATCTCGGTTGTGTCAACCGTGATTTCGTAACGGTCGGGTTTTTCCTCGACCTCCGGTTGGCTTTTGGCAATATCGCCAATCATAACCAACAATTCCGCATCAAACGGGTTTAACTTACTTTCTGTCATGCTCTAATTTTTTATTCGTTCTTACTGTTTTCGGATATGCCAACCGCCAAAATATCGTTTTTCGGTCGGTTCTGTTGTACTTATCGCATTGCCTACCTATTCCGGGGCAATCTTCCCTTTGGATTTTGCAGCGAACGCAACGTTGCGTAAATATTGCGGGGTTGTTGTTGGCTAATCGTGCATCCGCCGCCGTCCATATCTCGGCAATCAATACCATACCCCGGTAAACGCAACGTTCGCCGGGGTTGTACTCTCTGTTTGGGTCGAACGGTTCGGGTTGCTTTACTCTCATTCTTTGCCCGCTTCGTTTACATATTCAAACAATGCGTCCAAATCTTCCTTTGCGCCTTTTACGCAAATTCGTACCCTATCGCCGCCCGCTAATGCGGTTTCGACAATCTCGCAATTATACCGGGAGGCGTTTATCTGTATTATTGCCGCCGTGGTATTCGTTACAAACTCGTTTCTTTCTTCCATGCTCTCGGATTTTTGAAGTAAATAAAATGCCTCTGTTGGTTCGTTCTCGCTTTGGCACGCCCCCAACAAAAGCGTTGCCAAAGATAACAATAAAATCTTTGCTTTCATCGTTTTACCTTTCTTTTAATCCATATAAACCGTATGCCAATGCCGACAAACAATATTTTCGCCTCAATGTCAACGTAACGGTCGTAACCGTTGACCGCATCCACGGACACGCCGGGAATAATAAACCAACTCTTATACTTCCAATATTCCCGGACGTAAACAGACACGCCAACCCGTCCGGCATGGAACCCAATTTGCGCCGTATGTACGTCGCCATTGTTGCGGATAATTCCAACTTGTTTTTTACTCATATCTCCAAATATATTTTTTATAATGTTTTAAACGTCCCTTACAGCAACTAATAATATTTCCATGATTAAAACCGCATCTTTGCGCATCATGTATGCAATCCCATTTCTTTATAAAATTACCCTCTAAATCATATTGATAAACGGGTTTTGCATTGTGATTATCTTTTCCGGTTTTCTTAAACCATGTATTTACTTTCTTCATGGTTTCACGTTTATTATTAATTGCTTTTTGATAATTCAAATTTTGCTTTCTCGTACACCAACGTAAATTAGTTGCATCGTTATTGGCTCGGTTGCCGTCGATATGGTCTATTTCCGGCAAATTGTCCGGGTTCGGAATGAAAGCCGCCGCAACTAATCTATGAACGAAATATGTTTTGTTTTTACCATTATCTGATAGTATTACCCGCATATATCCGTTTTTACTAATAGATTGCTTTCGTATCGCACTTTTACCCGTTCCCCGATAATTTACAGACTTTATATTACCTTTGTCTGAAACTTCATAATTAGCGTTTATAAACTTCCAATTTTCCATCTTTTTTTTGCAAAGATAATATTAAACCATAATACAACAAACTAATACGTTTCTTTTATTTTATTGTATGCCTCTTTATCCAATACCATAACTTTAGGATATTCGACAATACAACCTTTTGTATATACGAGATTATAGATACCCAATTGCCCCTTAACCGGAAATTCAATAACCCGGCGGGGGTTGCGCATCAACCACCCGTACCCCTTTGTTATTTTCGCCCTCTTTTCCTTTGGAATCCGGGTGTTTTCCCAATCCTCCGGCGTAAACTCTTTTATCGGCTTTACGTCGTACAACTCAACCAATCCCAAAGTAACGCCGCTTTCCATTCCCGGATAAACCGGGGACGCTGCGGAACATATCAGCACGTCGCCACGGTATGACGTGTTTTTGCTCCGAACTTCAATTGTCTTTTTCCCGTAAACAATACCGTTTTCGTCCTTGTACGCCTCCGTTACCAAATCATTTGCGTATGGCTGTTTTACGGTCAACGCACGCCAACGGTCGTGTTTTTCCGGGTTGTAATCCTTATTGCTGTACTGCATATTTACTTTTTATTTTCGGGTTCCTCGGTTTCGTCGTCGGGTTCCGGGTAATGGATAAATCCAATTTGCCGGACGTTTTGGATTGGCTCGTAAATGATAACGACAACATCGCCGTCCGTCCTTACTCCGACCAATCGGCAATCGGCGGAAACCTCAACCCGTATTTCACTTTTCATTGTTAAACAAATCCCAATTAACAGGGACACAATACCCCGGCAATTCTCCCCGGTCAATCCCCAGCGGATTAACAATACTATCTTTCCAATAGATACGGGGTTGTTCCGGGCGTCCCTCCCAATGTTCCGTAATTGTGTCGTAAATCAATCGTATTTCCCGTTTCGGATATTTGCCGCCGCTCTGCAACCCGATTTTATACAGGTCAACGAACGGATACGACAATTTGATTATCCCAATTGCCCGGTCGTACATTCCCGGCGGGATTGGCTCCACGCTTGCAAAGGTGCGGAACCCGTGGCGTTTTGCCCGTGCCAACACATTAACCCGCATCATATTTGGGTCGGCGTTCGGCTCCAATTCGTCGCAACCTGTCAACGTTGCGCCCAAAGCGATACGGGACACGTCCCAACCCTCGGACGCCTCGGCAAAATCAATGAAGCGGTTCAACCCCTCGGCGCATTTGCTCAATATCTTAACCGGGACGCCGTGGCGTTGGCATACGCCGACCACTTGACGGGTCAACCGTTCCGTTTCCGGCAACAACGGGTCGGTCGTGAACGAAAAGAATAACCCCGTTTTCTGCAATTCCTCCTTATGCGCCAACAATTCGTTTTTGAAAATATCCAAAGCGTATGGATATTCCCGCAACGTCTTTTTCAACTCCGGGCGACTGCCTCCCAATACCTTTGCGCCACGACCTTTGCGCAAATAACAGTAAGTACAACCGTTGGAACAACCGACAAAGAAATTGGCGGCGTTCTCGGCGTATTCCCCGGCTTTACCTTTTGGGCTGTAAATAACCCGTCCGTTTATCGCTCCCATATCGTCAACGGCTTAAAATGGTAAATCGTCGTTTCCGTCGGGGGCGGGTGCATCCGGCACGGGCGGCGGCGGTACTTGCGCCCCGGCTCCGGTCGCTTTCAGGGTCAACATTTCCATATCGGTTGCGACTATCTCGGTAACATACCGTTTGACGCCTTGCGCATCGTCATAACTCCGGGTTCTCAATTCGCCCTCAATATACAGTTTGTCGCCCTTTTTGACGTACTGATTGGCGACCTTTGCCAACCCGTTTTGCAATACGACGTTATGCCATTCGGTACGCTCCGGGATTTGCCGCCCGTCCTTTGTGGTATAACCTCGTTTCGTGGTTGCCAACGAAAAGGTCGCCACGCAACCCCCGTTGTCGAACTCCCTAAAATCCGGGGCTTTCCCGGTATGTCCCATCAAAATAACCTTGTTTACACTCATACAAAAAACGCTTTAATTATCCAAACAATGATACTATACAACGCCCACATATAAGACGCAACCGTTAACGTCACGAACGTGTATAACGCAATTTTATATCCGGTTTTTGATTTTATTTTCATGTCACTTGAATTTTACGCAATCCAACAAATATTGTTTCTTATTGTCCGACCATCCGGCGGCATGGTTTATCGCTTTTCGGTCGTCGTCGTGTACGAACTCACAAACCCAACCGCCGACGCTTGATTTTTGAACTAATCGAACCAATTTACCAACAATGAAAGAACGCAATTTGTAATAACCTGAATTTTCGCCAACAAACAAAACCCGTCTTTCTGCATTTATTTCGGGCGGATTTTCGATTTGCGGGCGTTTCTCCCTTTCCGGGTATGTTTGTGCCCGTCTGAAATCATTTTTGATTGAACGGCGGGAAATTGCCCCGTAATCGGGTTGCCTCTTTTTGGTTCTCATTTTTTATATCTCCATTTATAACCCTTATGCAAATTTCCTTTCCCTTTACATACCTTACAAATTGCCGTTGCCGAAAAATTGCCTTTTCGGGCGGCTTCCTGTATGCTAACAAACACATTTACAACAATACCGTTTTTTATTTGCTCAACCGCTTTTTCGTGGTGCGGGTTCGCTTTTTTTCCAATCCATTTAGATTTTGTTATTGGGTTATTCTGATTTTCTTTAACCGTAACCCAACGCAAATTATCTGCATGGTTATTAAACGGGTTCCCGTCGATATGGTCGATACATGGTTTGTTTTCCGGGTTCGGAATGAAAGCCGCCGCAACTAATCTATGAACACGGAACATTTTCCCGGTTCCATTTTTCCATAAATTAATTATTTTATATCCTTTCAAATATCCGCCTTTCATTAGAAACGCATCCTTTTTTAAGGAACGAACATTGCCATAATTAGAAATTTGATAATGTCCTTTGTAACCCTCAATATCTTTCCAAATTTGCATACTCATTTTTCATTAATTCAATCATTATCATATTGCCGGAATATATACGCATTTTCGTTTTATCCCCATTCTCCCAACATGAATGATGTTCAAAACATAGTATATTTATATTTCTTGCATCATGCGCCATTTCGGGAAACGCTCCACGGGTCAATATATGCGAACAATAAACGGCGGAATAATTCCGTAACGGCTTTAAACATTCCTCGCATCGGTGTGGCTTATGCTCCCAAACCCAACGAAAAAAGCGTTCATTTGCCGCCATGATATTTGCGCCCCGTCCCGTAATACAATGCCCGAACAATTCCCGTTGTATCTCAACCCTCAAACGAATATCCATGCGGAAATTACGCAAATCCAAAAGGGGATTATACCCCCTTTGGATGCAATAATTGTATTCGTCCCGGTCTGTCAACAAATACGGTTCCATACTCTTACATTTCCGCCGTTTCGTCGTTCGGTTCCGGGTCGTCCGCCGGGTCGTTAATATCCGGGAACAATCCGTTATCCTCTACCTTTTCGGCATTCAATCCGGGTGCGGGTTCGCCATCAGCCCCGAACAACTCCAATTGCGCCTTTTTCCCCTTGAAAAGAAATGCGTAAACCTCGGTTTCAATGTCGGCGGCAATTTCTTCTAATTCTTCCTCAAACCCGAACATTTCCGTATTGAATTTAAGGCGGGGGGAATTGATAGCGGTTTTTTGATTGTTTGACACGGTAAACAACCCGGTTAAAACAACCCCAACGTTATCGTCTTGACCGGAAAAGGACACGCCCCGAACCTCTATGTTCTTCAACATTTCGTCGGCAAAATCCCGTGATAATTCGCTTTGCTTTTTGGTTGCCTTAAAATCGGACGTTTCAACCATTGAAAGAAAGGACGTAATATTAAAAATCCGTCCCATGATTGGGCGCAAACGGTCGAAACAATCCCGCAAATCCGGGTGTATGTCCTTTGCACTTTCGACGTGGTATTTGTTCGTATAACTTTCGTTGCCGATTGTTTCGGTAACTTCATAATGAACATCTAACCCGCCGTCTTTTAACGTCTTGACTTTCGATAATGCAAACGACTTTTCCGACGGTATCGGCATTACGTTTGCGCTTTCTTTTTTCTCGCTCATTTTTTGATAATTTATTTGTTGCCGGGAACCCGCTCGGCACGGTTTTAATCAAAATTCGTTTTCGTCCAACAATTCCCGTGTCTTACTATTCGACGGAACCGCCGGGCGTTCCGGTTCCGGGATTGGTTCCGGGGCGGGTTCCCCGGTTCCGATTGGTTCCGTTACCGGGTTGGGGTCGTGGAACTCAATATTGCGCCCGCCTTTGGGCTTTTCCGGCTCAAATTGGGCTTTGAGTTGTTCCGCCGGGTATTCCTTTTGCGCCAACTCAATAATCCCCAAATTAACCAATTCCGGGACGCAACGACGCAACACCCTTATGTCCTCTAATGCGTCATGCGCCGGGAATGTTTCGCCGGGGAACAACTTTGCAAATAATTCCTCCAATTTGGGGAATTTTCCCGGTTTGCCATTCTGATACAATGCGCCGACAAATTTAATAGTTTTCATCATTGTATCAATGCGCTTTCCTTTGTGCAATGCGTCCTCGGCTTTGGCGTCGTAATACTCTTTGCCGCAATAACGCAAAATGTTCGCTTTCAACATCGACGTATCGAAATAAATGTTGTGCGCACATACAAGCGGTGCGGCGGCGGCATCCGCCAAAAATTCGTCGATAACCTCGGCAAACGGTACACCCTCGGCAATTGCCCGTTCGGTCGTTATCCCGTGTATTGCGGTTGTTTCCGGCGGTATCTCGTAATTGTCCGGCTTAATTATAAAACTGCGTTCTTTGTCGCCGAACGACCACGCCAATTGTACGACGTGCGGGAATTGGTTAAAATCCGCATCCCATTTCAAACCCTTTGCGGGTACTCCTGTTGTTTCGCAATCGAAAAAACAAATGTCTTTTAATTCAAATTTCATGCTCTCGTTACTTTTTTGTTCGTTAAAATAATCGTTTTTGCCCGTCGTCGTTGGGCGTTTGCTCAACATATTTTGCCCGTGTAATCCAAACGCACCCGCAACGCAAACACTTTATCCGGCTGTAATGCTTTGGCGTGTATTCGTGGCGAATAATCCGCCAACCCGCCAACGGGTAATTCTTACGTTTTCCGTTACACTTGCAAAACATATCATTTATATTTCCATTTAAAACCAAATGCTGTTTTCAAAACGCCATTACAACAATTACTTATGGAACTACGTCTAAAACCTAAACTTCTTTCAACTTCCATTGCTGTAACCCATTCTTTTATAAAGTTACCCGATAAATCAAATTGCAAAACTGCCTTGCCTCCTTTATTTAGTTTTTTACCAATATACGTATTGGGGGCTTTTAAATTATTGCTATTTTGTTTTGCTGTTACCCATCGTAAATTACTGACTTTATTATTAATTTTATTACCATCAATATGGTCTACTTCCGGCATATTATTTGGGTTAGGAATAAATAATAATGCTACAATTCTATGTATTACAACATTTTCTTTTTCCCCATTTTTACATAATGATACAAACAAATAACCACGCCTTAATGATTGTTTCAAAATACGTTCTTTTCGTATTCTTGTTTTATTACCGCATTTTTCTAATCTTTTAATAGACCTAATTTGCCCGTAATTACTAACCTCATACAACCCTTCATATCCGGGTATTTCTTTCCATATTTCATTTTCCATAATCAAATTTCATTTGGGTCTGCAATATACAAATAATATTCTTCACTTGCAAGTTGTTTTAAAAATTCGATATGTTCTATTAATTCAGCATTGCTTAACTCTGCAATTGTACGCAATCTGGTTTCATATTTCCCGGTGTTAATATCCGGGGTTTGCTCATACATAACCGGGGACAACTCACGCAATCGGCGTTCTGTTTGTTCCTCTGTCAGACGCTCGCCCGCCTCCCAAATTGCGTGCTTAAACGTCGGTACAACATAGTTGAAATAATACCCTTTCAAAGCCTCGGACGAACCGGGGGACGCAACAATAAACCGGGCAATTATCCGGGAACCTTTCCAACCCTTGAAAAATTCGTTTAATTCGCCCATGTACATTGCCAACCCGCCGTTATTATTTATCGTCCCCGTTGCCGTTATTTCTCGCTTTCTCATCGTCGATTAACTTTTGCATTGTGATATTAAACGCTGTCATTCCAACCGCACGGATAAACGCCCGTTCGCTCGACGAATACCCGGTTGCGACCTTATCCAAAACTTTTGCGAAAAGAATAACGAAATTTCCCGGTTCCCAATGCCCGGTATTGTGCATACGGTCGATAACGTGCGCCCGCAACCTCGTATTATTCCGGGTCGCATCCTCACGGGCTTTCTCCCGGTCGTTCCAAAGGCTCGTTAATTGGCGTTTCACGTTCTCAAAAAACAACGGCATTTTCAACACGTCGGAAATACTCAAATCGGCAACCGGGGGGGTCGGAACGGCGGCGGCGATTGCTTCGTTGGCTTTGGTTGCCCTTTTCGTCGCCTCGGTCAATTTCTTTGTTGCATCGGCAATCTCATTTATCCCGGCGGCGGTTCCTTTGTTGACCCCATACCCGAACAACGAAAAATCGCCTTTTGCCGGGTCGTCCGGGAACACCTCGGCGAAACGGTCGGTTATCTCAATGGCGGTGCGCAAATCCGGCGTCCGGCGTTTCGTCAATCCCAACCGGATTGCCTGTTTATGTACGTGGGTATCCAACGGGATAATCAAATTACGGGGGTCGCATACGTCCCACAATCCAAAGTCAACCGGGGAACCCTTGCGGCACATCCAACGCAAAAACAGACACCAACCGTTTACAAGCGATTGCGTTTCAAAATCCGGGATACCATTCACGGAACCGAACAAAGATTGCAGCGTTGCCAATGCGGTTTCCCCGTTCGTTTCGTGCGCTTTCTTTATTGCCGTCTCCATGTTTTCCGCCGACGTGTAAACATCATACAAACGGGCGCAAAGGTCGTGAAAATCGCCAAACGTAAACGTCCGGTACAAACAATCGGTACTCCCTTTGTATTGTTCCCATTCGGGGCGGTTCCCCCGCTCAACCGTATTGCCGACAATGTAATGATACGGTTCGCCCTTGAAAATTTCCCGGTCGATAAAATCCGCCTTTTTGATTATCTGTTTACGGTTTCCCCACGCAATCCACGCCGTAACAAATGCGGATATTTCGATATTTACCCGGCTATCGTAACGGTGCGGGATTTGCACCGGGTCGGCGTTGATAAAATCGGCGGTTTCGTATTGTTCCGCCCAACGTTTCAATTTTTCGTTCAATGTATATGCCATTGTTTTTGCTATTAAGGGGAACGGGAACCCGTCCCCCCGGTTAATTACTCTGTTTCGCTGTATTCCTCAATAATTAAATCGTCCTGTCCTCGCTTGACTTCCTCAATAAATCCTTGATACCCTTCTTTCCGGGCTAATTCGATAAGGGATTGCAGACGTTTTGCGCCCAAACTTTCGCCCCTCGCAATGCGGAATACCTTAACGGTCGGATTGCTTGCGATAATCAATTTTGCGGCAACCTCCATTATTTGACTATCCGACACTTTCCCGGCGACGAACGGCACGCCGTTTAACTCCAACCCGTCGTCCGTGAACGTCAACCCGGCAATCGGCAATTTCGATTTCGCAATAAGGGTTTCCCGCTCTTTGAGCAAATCCGACAACTTTTTTTCGTGGGTTTGGGCGACCTTTTCGGCGGCGTCCTTTTGCTTTTTCTTCGTCAGATAGTCCACAACCAACGCATTTATTTTGTTGTGTTCCTCGGCTTGTTTGAGGCGTTCGGCTGTATCCAAATTCTCCGGGTTGTTTTCCTCGTACTTTGCCAACCATGCGGCAGCGTTGTTCTTACGGGTTTCGTAATCGGCTTTTTCCGTTTGGATTTGCGCCAATGTTTCGTTGTATTTGTCGGCGGCGGCTTTCGCATCCGCTTTGCTCTTTTTCTTTGCCGCTTCCAATGCCTTTTTTGCCTCGGCAATAATCCGGTCGTATTCGGCTTGGGCTTGCGCCTCATACTTTATTGCGGCTTCAATCTCTGTATTCTTGGTTTCCTCGGCGGCTTTGATACGACCGGGGATTGCCTCCAATTGTTCCGTCCGGGTTTGCAATGCGGTACGCACCGTTTTTGCTTTCTCAATCAACCGGGCGTTCTCGTTTTGTTCCTCCATTAAATCGGCAATGTCGATTTTCTCGGCATACGTTTTGACGTCGCCCGGTTTCAACTGCTTTTCGGCGGCGGCGCAAATGGTCGTGTACGTCTTGACCTCGGCGTTGGCGTCCTTTCTTTTCTCCTTAACGGTCATAACCTCGGCGTCAATCTCGGCAATACGTTTTTGCACATTCTCCGGCAACAATGCCCGGACGTATTGCACTTGCTTTCGGCGACCCTCGGCGGTTTCAGACCACCGGGAAAACTCCACGGCGTCAAAATCCGTATATCCGAAAAACTTTTGCAACATACTTACGTTATCCGACCGCATCCCGGTTGTTTTCTGTTTAATTGATAACGTACCACGGGGGTTGGCTTTGGTAAACCGCAATTCAACGTCGTATTCCTCGCCGTCGTCGCCGACAACCATTTTGGCAAACCCTTTGTCCTCGCCATTGCGTAACACGGCGTCCCGGTTCCCGGTCAATAACGCCCCGATTGCCTTTAATAGCGTGGATTTTCCCAACTCATTGTCCCCGGTAATGAAATATACATTACCCTCAAAATCTGCGTTGAACTCCTTAATTACTTGGAAATTCGACAACTCTAATTTTTTGATAATCATTTTATCGCTCTTTTTATGCCGGGGTTGCCCCCGGCGGTTACTACTTATTTTTGTAAATCTAACATTCGCTTATGTACCAACGTCAAAACGCCGTTTATGGCGTCCCGGTTTTCGTCAACCTCATTGCGGGTACAATCTGCAATAAAGTTTTCCAACCGCTTGTATAAGTCCCGCAAATCGTTCATACTCATTGCGTGGCGGACGGCTCCCAATTCATCCTTATCCATTTTTGCAAACTCTTTTAAGGGTTTCCAAATCGCAACGTTTCGGTTCGTCGGCGTTTTTAGTCGCATCAATCAACGGCATATCGTTTGTTTTTGCCGTCCAACTTTTACCCGTAACGGGCGACGTGTAAGTTACTTTGTAATGTCCGTACCCGGCAAATTCAAACCGGAAATCGCTGATTGTTGTTTTCGCTCTCATTGCTTTTGTCTTTTAGCGTTACCGGGAAAACGCCCGGTCGTTGTTATTTCATGCCACAAAAATACGGGAAATATTTTAATTACCAAAACTTTTATCTTTTATTTTTGAGTTTTCGCAATAATCGACCCAAAATAACAACTTTACCCACTCCGGGAAATTCGACTAACATATTGCCATTACGTCCCCGAATACATTTACCGTCCAAACGACGAACCGCCCGGCACGGCATACGTCGCAATTCCGGGCGGGTCAATCGGTCGCCTAAATAGATATAATCCATTTCGTCCATATCAAAACAATTTCATTTGTGTATCGGTCAATACAGCAACGATCGCATCAACTTTGCGTTCCCAACTTTCCAACGTCGCCAACTTTTCCGGGGTTGGGTTCCGTTGGCAACGTCGTTGGTTGTGCCGCATCTGCTTTACCATTTCCGCCAACTCTTTTGCCGTTATTTTTTCGGGATTTTCGATTTGCGGGGCTTTGTAGTCGTCTGCCATACTCTTTACCATTTGAGTAAATTAAAGCCGTGTACGGGCTTAAAATAAACGGTTGTGCATCGTGGCGGGTAAATTTTCCAAAACCCAACGGGGGTTGTTGTGTAAAATGTACCGTCCAAAGTGCATTATCATAAGGGCGTCGGCATTCCACAACGTCGCCTTAACATCGGGGTAATAATCGGCGGCGGCTCGTTGGTATCGCTTTTTTCGCTCCGGCTTTTCCTCCCCCTTAACACGCAATTTTAATTCGTTTTGCCACTTTTGGGGGTGTACCAAAACAAACGGTACGTCGCACATGGCAATTATAGTTTTCAATTTCTCGAACTCGGATAACAGTTTTTGAACCCGGAACGCCTTACCGGGGTTGTCGGTTATATCATCCGGGCGCAATTGCACCTTTTCGACAAATACCAACGGGCGGCAAATACTTTTCATGTACTCAAACCATTGTTTCAACTCCATAAGGTCGCCCGGCATTTTGATAACCTCGGTTTTGTGGTTCGGACGCCAAACGGCAATTCCCCCGGTTTTTCCGGGGTCAATGCCAATTATACAATCAATCGTTATTTTGTTCATTTCCAAAAATCTAAATAGTTGTCAATCTGCAATTCGTCCGCAATCATACGGTCGAACGTGCGTTTTATCTCTTTGTCCCTCGCAATCTCATACGCCGTAAAATCCAACTCCGGGGCGTCGGTTCCCTTACGTTGGACGTGGTACGCCTCGTACTTGTTGACTAACCCACGGGCGACACGTTGCATATATCGGGCAAGTGCTTGTTTGCGGTCGTCCTCGGTTCCGGCAACCTCATTGGCAAAACCCAACTTTCGCAACCAATCATAAATCAACATTCCGTCAGCAATACCCAATTCCAAACGCCCGGTATATTTGTACCGCAAAAATACCTCCCTACATCGGGCGACGACTTGGTTGTTATAATACCGTTTTTCCTCCGGCGTCAATTCCTTTTTTGGCTCCGGCAATGCCTTATACGCTTTATGTATAACCCCGTTTTGCTTTCGCCTGTATGCGTTCAATATCTTTGCGAAATAATCGGCGTTGAATTGTTGGTAATGATTTTTATCCGGGTTGCCTTGACTGTCTTTTGGCAAATAGTCGTCCAATTCCCCGGTCGTCGCCAATTCAAATGCCAACTTAATATCCGCCAATGTCATTTGCGAATAGTATTTTTTGAGTATATCCAACAACCGGGTACAAATGTACGCCCAATCTTCCGAATTGGTCGGGATTATATACCCGACGTCCATTGCAATAAACCGGAACATTTGCCCGGTTTTCGCAACCAACGTGCCGTCGTCAATATCGGCAATTTGCGTTTTCGTTGAGGCGGCAAAAATGTACTTTTCGACCCCGGATAACGATTTGACAACCTCCGGTAATTGCACCATTTGTCGGCGTATGTCGATTGCTTTTGTACCGGGCGTTGGGTTGTATATCGCCAACGCCACGGATTGCGTATTTACTTTTTCCGGCAAACTTTCCATATCAATAATTGTCATTAAGGAAATCCATTGCGCCGCCAACGTCTAATCGTTTTTGCGGGGCTTGGTATTCCGGTTTCAAATGCAATTTTTTCTTTTCGACGTCCCCCCGTATGAAATTACGGACGGTCGCCAACCAACCGTTTTTAGTGCGCTTCATATTCTTTTGGTCGCTCCAATCGCTAACCGAATGAAAGTAATAAACAAAATCGACCTTTTCAAATTCCGGGGTCGCAAACTTACTTTCAAACTCTGAATAATCCACGCCAACGCCGTTTTCAAATTTAACCATTTTGTAAACGTCGGAATTACGGAATAACGTTTTTTTCTCCTTTGGTTCCTCAACCTTTTGTTCTTCCGGGAATAATTCCCCGACAACATTGTTGTTGGGGATATTCTCATTATCATTTATTGTATTATCTATATTATTACTATTATACCCTAAACTTTCGTTTATGGGTACCCCTAAACTTTCGTTTATGGGGGGCATCAACTTTTGTTTAGGGGTATCAACTCCGGTTAATATCCTTGCTGCCTTTTCGGTAAATGTTAGTAACTCGTAATTTTCACCAAAACAATACAGAGTTTTGTTATACAATTCGCAATTAGGATGTTTTTGTAAAATTCCGGCTTTAATCAAATTATCAATACGCTTTATCATGCCTTGACTTGTCTTTATATTCAATAACGGCATTGCTTCCAGTATTAACTTGTGGGAAATCCAAAAATATATTCCCTCCGGGGTGTGCATCTTAACGCAACTTGCACAATTGGCGAAATCTTTTATAAAATCAAAAATCGCCAAATCTATTAAATCTAAATCTAAACCGCTATTAACGGCGGCATATTGGTTTATTAATATCGTGTATTTCATAATATTGATATTTTATAAACATCCGGTTCTGCTACGGGCTGAACTGATTTTATTAATAATCCTTTTTCGCATAACCATTTAAGGCAATCAATTACAGTGCTTTTGTTTATCCCTAAACATTTGGATAAATACAAAATACCCTTTGAATACTCGCCATATCTAACACAATAGGCGTGTATCATTGCATACAACATTAACTTATTACCTTTCAAATGCAATTCGTTAATCCATTTGTTTTTTATAATAAAATCCATAATTAAAATATAAAAGCCCGCAATCCGGGCTACCACACACCGGAAAACGGGCTTTGCGCTAAATAAATTAGCAATACTTTGCAAACGGTGGTAGTCGTTTGTTTTATCGACGCAAATATAGCATTTTTTATTCATTATCCAATTGCTTTGCAGGTTCCCACGCTTTGCGCACTTTCAAAACATTATCCGCACTTTCATTAGGAACCAATGAGACAACAGGAAAGCGGGAACGGTCTCCCGGCTTTTGAGTTGTGGCAAATTGTACGTTCAAATCAAAAATAATGCCTTTGCAAAATCCCCTTTCCGCTAACATACCGTCGAACGTTTCCCGAATTTGGGGAATTGTGGATGCGGTTCCCTTTGTTGAAAACTGCCAAACCCCGGCAATACCCCGCACCAATGGAACAATGAAATTAAGCGTTAATGTTACCTCCCAACCGTCGGCATCGGGTTGCTTACTTTTCCGGTTCGGGTACCGTTTGGCAATCGACAACATTAAATTAGGATATTGGGAAATAGTTAATTCCTCATACTTTTTGCCGTCCCAAACTTGGAACGTTTCGCCATCGCCCGCCGCAATCAAACGCCCGTCGTCGTCCCGGTATTCGTAACGCTCGTTGCATACTTTCGCCGGGTCGTCGTCCGGGAAAACGATTTGAATTGTTTGGGGCTTTTCGCCGTATGCCTGTGTAAATAATCCGGCATACTTTCCCGTTGGTATGAAATAATCCACGCTTTGCGGGTATCCGTTGGCGTTTTTCATTCCGATTTTTATTTGTCCGACACGGGGCAAAATCAAACGGAATTTTTCCGCCTCCGGTCTAACAATTCTACCTTTTATATTTCCATTCATAACCTTTATGTTTTTTGCGTAATCCTTTGCAACATCTTACTATTAGCGAATTATTAAAACCGTCCCTTTCTGCCAAATTTATAGATTGGTATTCTTTAATAACAACGCCATTTTTAAGCATTAAAACCGCTTTTGATAAGTGGTTATTGGCTCCAAATTTACCCGTCATTGGCTTACTTGCGCTTTTAGATTGCCGTTGTTTTGTAATCGGATTATTGTTATTTTCCGAATGTGTAACCCAACGCAAATTATCCACATGGTTATTAAACGGGTTCCCGTCGATATGGTCGATACATGGTTTATTTCGTGGATTATCAATATATGTTTCGGCAACTAATCTATGAACATAGATAGTATATTTTATACCAAAATTATAAAGACAAACGCACAAATAACCCTTACGCAAAAACGGCTTTAATTCTTTCCCCGTTATTTTAGAGAAAACAACGCCGTTTTTGTTTATCAAATAGCAATCAAATCTTTTTATCGTTTTCATAATTCGGGGTCGTCGTTCAACAATCTTTTCTTATTCTCGTTTTTGGGCTTTTTTGGCGCATTTGCGGGCTTTTGTTCCTTTTCCGGTACAACAGTCCGTTTTGTCGTCTTTCGCCCCGTGGCGGGCTTCTTTTCCGCCTCCTTTGTCGTTTTCCGGGTGCGTTTCACAATCTTTGTTTTCTTAATCTCCGGTTCCGGCGTTTGTTCCGGGGCAACCGCATCCGCTTTGACGGTATCGGCGGCGTCCGTGGTTTCGTCCGGGGTCGCCTCTTTGGGGGCTTTCGTCTTAATCAATTCCGCCAAAGACAACGATATTACATTTTGGGACAAATCCGGGTTATCGTCCAAAACAACCATACCATTAACCGCCGTAAACGTATTATCCCGCTTTTCGTCCTCAATGGCGGCAATCTCCAACAGATAGGGGATTTTGCGTATATTGGGGCTTTCGGTTTGCTCTTTCAGATTGTACGACGGTTTTTTGCGCCAATCTTTCGGGCTGAAATTGAAAATACGGGTAACGGGGAATTGCTCAAAATTGACGTTCCACATATCCCGGTACATCCCCAATTGTATTTCGCTTTCCTCGTAAAAGCCTTTACGCCCGCTTTTGAAATCGACAATTGCGTTAATCCGGTCGTCGCTTCCAATCTTTGCCCGCATGGTACACGGGCAATCAATCATTCCGGCATACTTGTAATACGGGTGTACCAACGCAATTTCAACGGCTAACGGTCGTACATCATAATCCAACACGAATTGCGCAAACGCCAATACGTCCTTTTTCAAATCGTCAGCGTAATAAATAAAGTCGTCCGGCAATCGGTAAACCTCAATATATTCTTTTAATTTACCTTTCAGTCCGTCCAAATCATACGCCCGGTTAATCAATAATTCCTCAAATGCGGCGTGCATAAACGTCCCATACGCCGCCCGTTCTCCTTTGTATCGCTCGGCTTCCTCAATGCCTTTGTTCGCAATCCAATTTATAAGGTGCGGGGCTTTGGGTAATGTTTGGGACAATATGGTTGTAACCGACGGGAAAAACTCCGGGTTCCCGGCGTCGTCATATCGGTAATAATATCGGTGTCCCTTGCTGTTTAACTGCCAAACCTTATACGGGGGTTCAATCAATGTTTTTTCGTCGAAAAACATTGCCGTCATTTCCTCAACCGTCATGCCCGGTATTATCTCAAACACTCCGGTTGGTTGTTCCGGTTGAACCTCAACGAACGGTGGAATAATTGTTTGTTGTTCCTCGTTAATCTCCGGGAACATATCCGGGGCAACATTGCCGACGGTTCCCGCAACCTCTTTTACCGGGTCGCCCGGTTTATCGCTCTTTGCTCTCATTACTTGTACTTTTTATATTCTGAAATTCCACATAATACCATTGCGGCGTACATTGCCGCCAATAACAATTGCCACGGGTTCCAAAATGCGCCAATCAAACAACATAACCCCAATGCGCCAAACGTAACAATTAGGGCTTTCGCTTGAAACAACCCGGAAAACATGGTTTCGGCGGCGGCTTCCAACCATTCGATAAACTTACTTTTCATTGTTTCCGCCCTCCATGCCAAACAAGTAATCCGCCGAACAATCCAACATTTCGCAAATAATAACGACCCATTCCGGGACAATCCGTTTGGTCGTGCCGTTACATAAATTCGTCATATTTACCTGTTGTGCGCTCTCGCTTGCGCCCTCAAAAAGACGGGCGGCAATGTCTTTTTTCAAAACCTTTTTCCCGTTCGCCTCGGAACGGGCGATTGCTTCGTTTACTCTCAATCTTAATCCCATAACTTAAATTTTTTTTGTTAATAACTTGGTTCGTTGCTCTCTTTGTATCCGCAATTGAGGCACGTTTTTCCCTCCCAAATCGGGCTATATTCCGGCGGGGTCAAATATCCGTCGCCTCCGGCACGTCTATATTCGCCGTCTGTAACCTCCATTTCCCCGCCACACTCCGGGCAATCATCGTCGCCAATCAATACACATTCCAACAGGGCGTCCAAATGGACGGAACGAACCGGGTAAATACCAATTGCCCGGATAACGTCCACCATTTCCACAACGGTAACATCCCGTTCGTAACAATCGGCGACCGGGAACCCCCAATTGTCGCTTATGTTCTCGATAATCTGTTTGTTGATTAACTCCGTAACGATTGTTTCGGATACTTGGTTGGCTGTTTTCCCGCTTTCGGTCGCCAACATCTTTAATTGCTCACTTTCTTTTATTTTCATATCATTTCCCGGTATCCCTCCGGGTAGGCTGTTAATCTTTTGTTCTGCAAAAGTAGAAAGATTTTTTTAATTACCAAAAATATAATCTTTGTTTTGCAAAATCATTTTTGCCGGGTGCGTGAAATATCGATTTTTAACCTACCTTTGCAATACCGCATTACCAAAAATCGCTCTCGGTTACTGCGTACCGAACCCCCGGCGTATCTGTTACGTCCGGGGGTTCATCTTTTCCAACGCCATTTGCGCCGCACAATAACAAAATCGGTATATATCGCCATAATATCCCGTTTGGTTGGTTATTTCCTCAATAACGCCCGCCGGATATTCCCCAAACGCCACATATTCGTATTGCGTTGGGTCTAACTCCAATGCGAACTCAAACGTAATGTCAATATATTTGTCCCCGACCCGGTTAAATGCGTGGTCGATTGGTATAACTGTATGCGTTTTACCCTCGACGTATCGCACCCGGTCGGGAAATAACAACGTCAACAAATGCGCATTGCGGTAACATCCTTTGACCTCCGGGCGAACCCCCGGCGGGTTATTATCTTATTTCGTACAAACTCAATGAATTTTCGCACAATACCCACGTCGGGAATTTAGGGTTTTGCAGATAACAAAGGTTATCTAATGCCGCCCGGCTTGTATAAAACCACAACCCAAATTTTTTGCCGATAAAATACATATCGTTTACCCCTGTTTCCCGGTATTTCTCCGACAACATTTGTTGGCTGTAAATGATTGATGAAAATTTAACTTTGCCGTCTAACTTGGTTGCAATCTCGGCAATGTCCGTCGCCTGTGTTCTTTTCTTTGTTTCCATATTTGAAATTTATTTGGTTCCGGGAACCCGCCCGGTCGGATTAGTAATAATAAAAGGATATTTTCAAACCCCGGCGCAACTTACAATGTTCGGCGTCTTTGACACAACGGAAAGCACGGCGCAATAATTTGTTCGCCATTTCAACGCCTACTAACTTAATCAAACCGGAAACGCCAACCAACGTGTTAATCTTTTTGCCGTTGAACAATCCGTTTACTTTGATTTTGAAAGTACGGTTAATCTCTTTTGTTGTATATTCCAAACCGTTGTAAATATCTTCGAGCTTCATTGTATCGCTCTTTTTGTTATCGGGAAAACGCCCGGTCGTTTTATTAACATGGCACAAAGATAGGACATTTTAACTACCAAAAGAATTTTCTTTTATTTTCGATTTTCGGACAAAAAACGGTTCTTTTGGTTCCCCGCAAAGTTATTTTTGGCGAATTTCCATTTTAAGCCACTTTATTTGCCGGGGTGGGTACTTTATCCATTCAAACAAAATAATCGAAATACGGGGCTAAAAACGGGCAAAAACAAAAACGGGGTTGCAACGCTTGGTTACAATCCCTTGTTATGCCTATTATATGTATTCCCAATTATAACCCTTATGTTTTTTCATACGCCCTTTACAACATCGAATTATCAATGTATCGTTAAACCCATCTTTTTTGGCTAAATGGATAGATTGATATGTTTTGAAGCAAATTCCGTTTTTCATCATTCTAACAGGTTTTGAATTTGGATGCAATGCACCCTTTTTACCTTGCATATTTTTAGCGTTGTTTTCACTCAATCTTTTTTTTGTAATAGGATTGTTGTTATTTTCCATATATGTAACCCAACGCAAATTGTCCGCATGGTTATTGGCTCGGTCGCCGTCGATATGGTCGATACATGGTTGTTGTCCGGGTTCGGAATGAAAGCCGCCGCAACTAATCTATGTACTCGAAACGTTTTGCGCATCCCATTACATAAAGCAACGGTTTTATATCTATTCCCGGAACCACATGTTTTCAAAACTAATTGTTTCTTAACGGATTTTACACGCCCGTAATTACTCACTTTATACAACCCTATATATCCGGGTACATCTTTCCAAATTTCCATTATACAACCATTTAAGTAAGCAACCAAAAAAAAGGAAACGGGGAAAAGTGGTTGCATCTTTTTTCATCCGGTAGCTACTCCGAACTATCCCCGTTTGCCGCAAATATAGTTATTTTTCGATTGTTATAACCTCAAACCCAGTAATTTTTGTATGTGGATTTTTTGAAACAATGTCAAATTCACGATTTTTTATCCGTTTTGTTTTCCATAAAAAACCTAACCAACGCTTATATTGCACAGTTTCCGTTATTAAGAGGCTATCTCGTGTTATAATTTTGCCCGAAAACGTATTATTTATAATACATCCGTCAAAGTCAACCCATTTGTCGGAATACTCAATACAACGTAAAACGGTCGTAACCGTATCGCCGGGCAAATATACAACACTATCCCGGACGGTTGCCCGCAATTCGTTGATTGTTTCCATTTGGGTTGTTGTAACCCGTTCCAACTCCCGGTTCTTTGTCTGCAACGTCTTTATCAACTCCGCATCGCTCGCCCGGTATATTTCAAACTCTGACAATTTCAGTTCCAAAACCCCAACTTTGGCGGCGTTCAAACTATCTTTCGTTTGGTACCGGGAAACTTCCTGCAATAACGTTTCCGTGTTGGTTCTGTATTTGTCCCTTTCCCCGGTCAACGTATTAATCCGGGAACGTTGCACCCATATAGTGACAACGGCGGAAACCGCCAAAGCAATTGCCGCTATTATTAAATATTTTTTCATAAGATACGTTTTATCGCTTCATAATGAATTTTTGCAATACGTTCACGCCCGGCGTCTGACAACATAAAACGGCAATCTTTTTCGGTATCCATGAAAAAGTTTTCAGATAATACCGCCGGGCAAACCGTATGTTTCAGAATGTAAAATTGGTTTTCTTTGTCCGGGTCGCCGTCGGTATGGTCAAAGCGCATTTTCCAACCATCCGGGGCAAACTCTTTTTCCGCCTCATTACAAAGTACGGTTGCGATTGCATCCGCTTTCGTTTGTCCTACGCTGGTATAACATTCCCACCCGGTGCCGCCTCCGGCGTTCCCGTGAACGCTAAACAAAACGGCGTTGTTGCCGCAATCCGCATGGATAACGTTTGCACGGCGGCAACGCTCCGGTAATGATACGTCGGTTTCCTCCGGTACCAAAATTTCAAACTTTACGCCATCGGCTTTTAACATCGCCGCAATACGGCGTACAATGTCACGGTTAAACTCCCATTCAAACAATTGGGAACCGTCGCCCCAAACCGGGGAACGTTTCCCGGCGGTTTCTTCGCCGTGTCCGTTGTCTAAAATAACAATAGGTTTCATTTTCTTACCTCCTTTTCTTTATCGTTAATAATATCGTCATCGGTTTCCTTTTGGAAACGCTCGATTATTGGTTGCCAATAAGACGGCAACGCCCGTGTAAATTCCAACCGGATAACATGGTATATTATCCGTAAGGCTATTTTCTTCGGGTATGCCTTAATTAAGTTGCGAAACGCATTTTGCAAATATACATACATGAACACGTATGTAAGCGACTTAATAACAATCATTGCCGCCCCGTCGTCGCCACATTGCAACATAACGGAATAAATGACGTGTATAATAACGACGTACAAAAGCAATTCCGCCAATGCGTTTTTAAACTTACTGAAACGAAAGTTTTTGCAATGCCTTACGCTTACCCCATCCGCCCGCATACCCGCCCAAATATTGAAAGCAAACATTATAACCAATGCGTACATAAAACCCGCCGTTGGGGTTAAATAGGCTAAAACCGGGCTTAACGACGTGGCGAATATCATACGCCATTGTTCCCAACTAAAAATTTTATCCATATCGTCCATAAATAAAGAGTTAATGGGCGGCGGTAAACCGCCCCCGTTTTGGTTATTGCTTTATAATCTCGCACAACATAAATTCCGTGCGGTTGTCAACCGCCGGTGGTTGTTCCGTTGATAATGTTACGTTCTTGCATACTTTCCAAATGGTTAAATCGGTACGGGGCGACCTTTTTATTGTCGCCCCTTTCCTCGGTTAATTATTCAACTAATGCGGCGTTGTTGACTACTATGTTGCCACTTTTTGCCATCGGGCTTCCGCTATCCGTGCAATTGTTCAATTCAATACGGGCGTTATTGCCGCACAAATACCCGTATTGTGTCCCGTTCAAAGATATACAATTTACGAACTTACCAAAATTTTCATCCTTCCCGGACTTATCGCCGGAAACGTAAAAATTATTTTTGTTGTTCTCACAAATGCACCCAATAACGAATATTTGCGAACCTCTGCCGCCCTCCGCCGCCGTTGCGCTCCCAACTAATGCGATACCGCTATTTACCTGTTTACGGCAATAGGCGTTATATATCGTATCGTGGCAACCAAAAGCGGGCGTTAATCCGGCTTTTACGTTGTATTCAAACAATCCGCCAATAATGGTTGTTTCGCAACGTTCGTGGTCGCTATATCCGTCGTCGTTATTGTCGTGGCTCCAACAATCAATCATCGTTGCAACGGTATGTTTCGCCAATGCCGGGCCAGTCGTTGCGCTGTGTGCGTTGAACCCGTCCCCGGTACTCGAACCGCTAAACGCCCGTGTCGCTTCGCATCGTATCAATTCCACACCAATTGCCGCCTCCCACGACCACGCACCGCCGCCAAATGCGTATTTTGCTGCGCAATCAATCGCCCGTCCGCCGTGGCAAAACCTTAACGAAATTGAACCGTACCAACATTCAATATTAACCATTTCAAAAGCAACGGAACCGTCATTGCCGGAAATACCGGAACCGCCCGGAATGTAAACCGGGTTGGTGGCTAACGTTGTACCCTTTTTGATTTTGACGTACAACATTTGTGCGTCTGTATCATAAAAGAACGTGTAACCCTCGGACGTTTTCACGGCATCCAACGACGTAACACGGGTTATCTTTGTGCTATCACAACGGTACGTTTTCCCACGTTGTAACGGGTGGCGTTCGTTGTCCGGTATCAACGTACTTTCGTCGAATACCTCATGTTGGAACAATTGGAAATAGTCGGCGGCTGAAAAGGACGACAACGGGGTTTGGTAAACGTTCGTTGTACCCGCAACTAATGTTCCGTTATCAATTTTTGTTCCGCAAATGATACGGTTAACTAATCCACGTTTACCGATAAGACGGACGGAACGTTGGTTTGACTTGGTTTTGATATTCAAACGTTCGGTCGTGTCCCCTATCAATATAATTGTTGTATCAACGCCTGTTTTGGAAAATGCGGCGGCAAACGTCGCTAATGCGGCACTTTCCGTCGTGCCGGGGTTCGTGTCTTTTCCGTTGACCGCATCCACGTAAACAACGGCGGCGGTTGTGTTTACAGTTGTCCCGTGCTTTATGCTTTGGCGTTCCCATTCGCTCAATTTGTTTATTTCGCCTTTTGTCAAATAGTTGTCGCCAACCGATATTGCCGCACCAACGCCATTAATTTGGAAACGTATCAATATACGGGTTGTATTCTCCGGAATTGTGCCGGAGTGAGTCCGAAAACCGCCTGCACTTAATTCTAACACTAACCGGGAAATCTCGGTTGAATCATTGTAAAATATGCAATACATTGTGGAGGTTATTGCACTACTACTTACAACCACATTATCCGCACCGTAACCGATAACGTCGCCAATCTCAAACGGACTATCCGCCAAATTGAAATCATATCCAATAAATGCAGTAGTTCCGGCATTGTTCACCGTATAAGATAACGTTGTGCGTGTTCTTACAACATTCATTGCTGAACCCTGTAAATTAAATTCGTTGTAATACGGGGCGTAATTAATTGTTTTAATGGGAATATCTTTTACCTTTTTCCATGCGTTCCACGCCTGTTTTGCGAACATACCGAACGGGGTTACATCTTGACCCGTCCACATCATACAACGGTAAATCGTTAACGGCTGTGTACCTTTTCGGTTGTCGAATGTTACACGGCAACGGTTGGATAACGTCGAACATCCGGTTACATTGTAAAAAGATACCCAACCGTCAAATTGCGGGTCGGTCGTTAATTGAACGGCTGAACTAAAGGCACCCGACGTTATAGGGTCAAATGCCACATTTAACAAATGACCTGTACCCGGCGCACTAATTTTCATTAATGCGTTAAGATAATCCGTTGTTGGATTATATGGGAATTGCGACAAATCCAAACAAACCCCTAAAAACGAACCCACGGGCAAAACAATACGGTCGGCGTAATATTCCGGCGTTCTTATAACGGAAACACTTTGTACGCCCTCCAATTCATTAATATCCGAACCCGCCTCAATAAACGGGTCGGGGTAAAAGTTGGTTGCGTCCCCCATACCGTCCGGCAAACCCATTCCCCCGGTTGTCGGAGCTTCAAACAATACATTTACAGACGTGGCGGTTGTTTGGGAACCGTAATAAATCGTAAACCCGTAATAATTTTCGGTTGGCGTTACGGTCTTCGTTGTCCCGTCGGGCGTTAACGTCATGGAGCCAATAATGTCAAATGTTCCGTCGGCTTTAATACCTTGTATATTTACCGTGGCGTTGCCTCCAACGGGCGTTAATGTAAATTGGTATGGTTTACCCGCAACCAAAAATGTACACACCTTTTGGGAACCCGCATTTGACCCCCTTACAATACCCGTATCCGTGTATGCATAACGTCCGGTTGCGTTGATTTGGTTTGTTGTGTTCGCAAGCGCAATAACGCCGTCCGAACTCATGCCGATAACAAATTTACCCCATTTGGCCGTCTCGTTGTATAATATTGCCAATTCGCCGGGTTCTACGGTCAAATAACCCGCCATGAATTGGAAATTTACATAATTCCCCGCCGTATAAGCGATATAAAAAACGTTACCGTCCGGCGTGCCGGGATTGGTATTTTTATTTGCTATGCCAACAAAGGTTCTGTTGGCTCCCACGGTTGAAACAATCGTATTCAACACGTTTTGCATTATTGCCCCGGTAATCTCGTTATTTCCGTTTGCTTTGATAACGGCGGCAATTGCGGCTTTTAATTCTTTGTAATCTCCCATAATTGTCAAATATTAAAATCGTTATTGAAATCATTATTAAAATCCCCCTTTGTACCGGGCGTAATATATCCCCGCCCTATCTTTTTGGCAACGGTCGCCGTTTCAAACTCAATTTCGACGCTTGCCAAATCCCCCTGCGTTTGCCATTTGGGGGTAATTAGGAACATATCGCAATCGTATTCCCTGCCGTATTTATCTGTTATATGAATATAATCAGCCATACGGATAAAACGCATAACGTCGCAAAGGAACTCCGGAGCCAATATTGTACATTTAAACGTTTTGACTGATATTTGTTTTTCCGGGAAAAAATACCCGTCCCGTTCTTCGCCATCCTCTTCAAATTCATAATCCGGTTTTCCCAACTCTGTACAAAGGTACAACGTATTTTGGAAATCCGGGTTTTTATATACTATTTGCCCGGCGTCAAATACCAAATTTTCAATATCCCACCATTGTATTTTTAAGTAACCGGAAACATCTTGCACGACGGTAAACATTTCCGAATACCACGTTTGCACGCCATCCGATAACGTCATATAATATATTCCGTCCAACTGATTTAATGGCATGGGTAATATTGACGGGTACAATATAACATCATAACCCAACGTTTGAAACCGTACAATCTGCAATCCGGTTTCCCTCATGTACGTTGTTATGTTTGCAATTAGTTTCCCGGTTTTATCGTACAACATTACTGACGTAACATTATTTGACCGTGTGTTTCTAATTATTTGAAACGGCAACAATCTATCAGCCGGGACAAATAACGGATAAATTGCGCCGTATGCGTAACTTTTACGGTGGTTCTGTTCATTTATAGACGTGTACCACGGTAAAACGCTTGTATTGTTATTCTGTATCATATTTCAACGTTGCTTTTATATTTCTACTACACAAATTTACTGAAAGTTTATCAACTTGACCGTTCCCGATATATGTTTTTATTAGTTGCATCGGGTTTGGGTCGTCATTTGCCGGAAAACTAAACGTTTGTTTCTTCTTTCTCTCAATACCGTATGCGTAAACCTCGGAACCGTTTATTGATACACGACGGGCGGGTAAATCATACATCCAATACGGGGATTGCAAATTGATAAACGCCAAATATCCGTTTTGCAAAAAGTATTCGACGCCGTTTATTGTTTGGCGGGTAAATGGCAATATCCATTGCGACCCGGACGTTGGCGGAACGGCGGCAAACAAGGCGAACCCGTCGGAACTCATGTTGCCGGGGTTTAACAACATCATATCAATGTCGGACGTGAAATTTGATATATTAATTTCCTCAACCTTTCCGGGCGTTACATACTTGCTTATTACTTGTATCGGCAATCCCTCAAAAGCCGCCGTAACGTCGTCCATCCATTCAAATTGGTAACGTTCGAGCAAATCGACCTTATCAAACGAATATTCCGACGTGTTGAACGCCCACGGTTTCCCGTTGCGCAAATTCAATTCCTTTGTCAAATCGTGGCTTAATATAGCCCCGCCGGAATAGGAACCGCCATTGCGGAAATATTGGATATGTTCGATTTTAAATTTGCCGTCCTCAATGAACCAATAACACTTGAAACAATCCCGTAACATATTGGTAAATTGCTGTAAGGTCGTCGGGGCTTTTTGTGCGGGTTGCTGATATTCGCCGTTTATAATGTTCGTTTTCTGCGATACAAGCAACCGGAAATTCAACCCGGATATTGGATTGTTTCCCCCGTATAAAAATTGGCTATATTCCGCTGTCGCTTCGTGGGTTATACCGGGCGCAATCTGATTAAGCAAAACAGATATACAAGACGCAACCGGGAACGCATCCCGCAAAGTATACTCTTTCCTCGCTTTTTCCTCTAATAACCAATCCATCAAATAAAACCCAAACCACAACGACGCATAACGCCACGTCGACCGAGCAATTGGATAAAACGTTTGTCCGTATATGGAATAAGGCGGCGCAAAATACTTTCCGTTGTCCGCTAATCCCCACTCGGTCGGGGTGTCTGAAAAGTTGTTTGAGATAAACGCCACGTCAATTGCGTAACCAATCGCACGCCTATAATTACGGTTATTATCAACTATATCATCGGCGGGCAATGGATATGTATTTAAATCGTTGATTTTCTCCACATCGCACAAATACCGGGCATATATATTATAACTTTTCATATCGGCGTGCATCGTACCCGTTGCGCCGGAACCCTCAACAGCGGTTAAATCAAACTTCAACGTATCAAAAGGCAACGTTGTAGACTTAGAGTAACGAAACATTGCCGTATCATCGGAGCGTTTGCGTATCTCGACTATAACAGCCCCAAACGGTAAACCGTCAATTCTTTGTTGCGAAATATAGATATAATAATTTACGTTTGATTTTGAGTATAATTCCCCCTCGAAATTATTCGCACTTGCACCCGTCGCCATTCGTCCGGTATATAATCCCCCTATTACCGCCGGGGAACCGTTGGACGTAATTTGTATTTCTTTCAATATATTGCACAAAGCAAAATGATAGGTTTGTACTAATGCGTTTTGGTCGGTCGTGGCGTTTGCGTCTTGTTCCCAATTCGTACCGCCCAAAAAACAAGAAACAACACTATCCCCCGGAACGTATATTTGAATTAATGGACGCTTGTTTATCGTTATCCGTTGGATTGTCGGGGCTAACGTTATTAAATTGTATTCCTTTTCCAATCCCGCCAACACGTCGTTATAATCGTCGATTGCGTCCGGTTGTACAACAACCTTTTTATCGTAATCCGTAAACGTACAATCGGTTTTCATAAACTTGCCTTGAAAGTATTGGAACCATGTACGCCCGCCGTCGTCGCTCTTTTCAATGCAATACAAAAATTCATTGTCGAACGATTGACGGTTTATATAGTCGTAATCATCCCGGACAAAGGTAATTTTGCCGGATAATTTGGCACGATAAAACCGTTGGTTGGTTTCTAATTCGTACTCCTTTGCCAAATCGTCCTTATATATCGGATGCACGGTTTTACCTTGTAAGACGTTCGGGGCGTCCAACGTTCCCAATCTCAACCATGCCGTCCCGTTGGCGTATTGCGCTTTGCTTACATTAAACCGGATATATGCGGCATTGCTTGGTATGTCAAATTCCGTATTTGTGGCGGTCGGGTCGCTTCCCCAACCGCCGATAATCTTTTTATTGCTATCGTAAAATGCGCCCCCGGCTTGCGGGGTGTAATTCTGAAACAATTTGCGGGGGTACACATTCCCAACCGGGACAAAAGTACGGGTATAATAGAAATTTGTATTATTCCCGTTTATGTTCCCGGTTGTGTTACTTATCGCCCCGTTCGCTAAAAACGCATTTACAAATGAATGTCTATAAATCGGGTTCATATCAATTTTTAATTTTACGTGTCAAATTCTTGTAAACCTCAATAACATTGCCGTTGCCATCGACGTAACGACGGCGGCGGTTTTGTTCCTTAATCTCCCTTACATCGTCTTTCAAATCCCGCAAATCCGGGGCGTTGTTTTGTTGAACCGTTACATTAACGCCGTCGGTATTGTAGGCATTAAGGTACTTTTGGGCGAACGTTCCCCGGTTCAAACTATTAATTACGTCCGGGATTATTCGGCGGAACCTCCGGGAATTACGTTTATTAATAACGGCGAAAAATTCCCCGCCCTCGGCACGCCTCCGGGTTCCATCCGGTTTGGTTCCTAAATCCACATCGTCGCCGGATTGGTGGGAACCGCCCGCCAACATTTCAACCGTACCATCGCCGTAACTTTCCGAACCCCCGGCGTTGGCGGACTTGGATAATTGGGCGGCTTTAATTTTGGCGGCGGCAAAGGAACCCCACATTATTGCAATAGCCGGAATTGCAAAGGGAAAACCTAATTGGCTCCATATTAAAGCGGACGCCGTTACAAGGTTTCCGATTTGTTGGATTGTTTGGATTGCTTGTTGTGCCTTTTGCGCCTTTTGTTGCTCCTTTAGGGCTTTTTCTTGGTTCTTTTTGGCTTGGTCTAACTCCTTTTGTGCCATTGCAACGTTATTGGCGTAACCGTTCGCCCGTGCCTCTAATTCCGCATCTAATCGGCGTTGGCTTGCGTCAATCTCTTTGTCGGCTGCGGAAACGGCGGCGTCGGCGGCTTGTACCTTTGCATCCAAAAAACTATTTAATTGCTCAATGGCAAAGGAAACGGACGTACTTATTGCCTCCTTTTGGTCGTCGTCCAAATTCAGCCCAAACAACCCGTAAATATCGTTTCCCCGTTCGTCGCCTTTGCTTTTCTCAATTTCTTGGTCTATTTTTTTAATAGTGTTTTGAATTGTTTGTACCTCAACATCAGACAATTTATTGGCGGCTTGCTGATTTAATTCTAAAACCTTTTGCAAACGTTCCTTTTCTGCTTGCAAACGGAATTGAGTTTTCCGGGCTTCTGAATTTCTCAACAAATCAAACTCCGATTGTGCCAACGCTTGTTGTTGGTCGAACATCTGTAATTGCGCTTGCAAATATTCGTCCGCAATTCCGGCTCCCTTTGCGTCAAAACTTGCATTAATTGCCCCGGCGTCCTGCTGTTGCCCGGTCGGTTTCTGTTGGTTCTGTAATAATGCGGTTTGTCTTTCGTTTTCCAACAACTGCATCCGCAATTGTCTTTCCTGCTCGCTGCCCTCTTTGACTGCTTGCAAACGTAATTCAATGCTTTCTTTTTGCAACGCCAATTCCTGCAATTGTCGGTCTTGTTCGATTTTCAATAACGCCTCGGTTTGTTGCTGTTCTAATGCCGTAATTGTGGCGTTTATCGCTTGGCGTCCGGTTTCGTTCAAATCCTTTTCGGTCTGCAATTGGTGTTGTAAATCCTCAATTTGTCGGGAATACTGATATTGCGTTTGTTGGCGACGCTTTGCCCATTCGTCGGTTTCCAACTGCAATTGCGCATCCTGCAATTTTCGGGTTGCTTCCAAATTCTTTTTATATGCCGCCTCAATTTGCTTTGCTCGTTGTTCTGCTGCCTTTTCCGCATCGCTTTTACCCCTTGGCGTTACGGTTGGGTTCTGTGTCGTTACGGGCTTATTGTCTGTTTGTGGCGTCGGGGTATCTCCAACAGAAACCGGGATTGTTAACGGTTTTATTTTCTTTTGCATACCCTCCAAACCCTCTTGGAAATTTTCTGTTATATCTTTAACTTGGGCTTTAACCAAATTCCCGTATGCCGCTGCGTAATCTGATAATCCTTTTTTTACATCGTCAAAATTCAATGTAAATGCGCCTTTTAATGCCGTTCCGGTTGCTTTGACAATATCAATAAAGAATCCAAATATATTTCCCAACGTATCAAACGTTGTTTTGAATCCGGCAACAATCCCATTCCAAATTGCACGTATCAAAACACTTTCATTATATAACTCAATAAAGTAATTGATAACATCAATAACCCCTTTTATTATCGCCGTCAATCCTTGATTAACAAAAACTTTTGCTTTCGTTGTCAACGTTTCAAAATTTCCTCCGGTTGCGTCAAACAACCCGGATAATGCGTTTTGCAACTCGATTTGGCTTTGCAATTGTTCCTCCTGCAATTGCGCCAAAACTCCGGCTTTCCCTTTTACTTCATCCATGTTTGTTGAAATATCTTTCAACGTGCGCAAATACTGCAATCCGGCGTCCTCTCCGGGACCCCCGAATATATCTGCAATTGCAGCCCCGACCGTTGCCGCATTATCCGGCAATTCTGCCAATTTTGCGGAAACGTCTTGTATAACATCGAACGTTGTTTTGGTTCCGGTCTGCAAATCTTTTTGAACTTGTTCCGACGAAATACCGATACCGTCCAAAGCCGCCGCCGTCGCCGTCGTCATTTCACGCAAACGCAAATTTGCCTCCTTAATTGCGTCAACGCCTTTGTCCGAAAAGATACCCATTTTGTTTGTTTGGGCTACAATGGCAACAAATTGGTCTGCTGATATTCCCGCTTCCTTAAAATATGCCGGGTATTCTTTCAACGTGTCTAAAAATTCCCCGTTCGCATCGGCTCCGGACAAAAAACCATCCTTAACCAACTGCAATGCCTCATTTGCAGAAATACCAAATTGTTGTGATAATGCGTTTGTTGCAATCAATGTTTCCCGAAAATCTGCGCCGAACGAATCTGCGACGGCTTGCACCTCGTTTCTAAACGCTTTCAAATCATCGCCGCTTTTCCCGGTAAATTGTTGCGTCAACCTTGTTGCCTCAACTAATCCGGCGTTGTAATCGTACCACCATTTGAACGCCGCACCAACCGCCGCAATCCCGGCAATTGCTAAAAATACGGGATTTGAAAGTAAACCCAACAAAGTTTTCCCCAACGCCTTTGCGCCATCGCCTATTGCTGTAAATACTTCTTTGCTTTCTGCGCCTCCACGACCTAACGCCAAAAGGCTCTCGCCGAATGAATTGTTAAGCCCCAACGTTTCTTTTAATTTGTCGCCATAAGCAATTATTGCGTCGGACGCCTCCGTATAATTACCAACGTTCAATTGATATTTCCCGGTTGCCTCCTGCAACCGTTTCATTTCCTCGTAAATCGCTTTTGTTTCGGCAACCAATTTGCGCCCCTCCTCGGTCGCCTCCCTTTCCTCAACCGTCATATTATTGAGGTATATTTTATTGATTGAGTATTGAGCGGACAAACGATTATATGAACCCTCGGCGGATTGGTTCAACCGGGTTGTCAACTTGTTTAATTCGTTCGCCTCTTTTTGCGCTTGCTTCAATTCCGCCAACCGTTTTGCGTTCTCGCTTTCCGCAAACGCCAAATCCTTTGCCGCCCGTGTCAATTTGTCGGTATCGGCGGACGCCCCCCGGATTGTTTTACGTCCGTTTTCGGTCGCCCCGCTTACGCCCTCCAATGCAGCCTTAACCGTTATCGCCTCACTCTTTATATTTTTTAGAGTGTTCATATAGGCGTCGGAAAGTTGGTCTAACTGATTAATCAACTTTGTAATCGAATCGTCCGGGCTTACAAGGTCGCTATATTTTATAGGGTTGTTATTATCTGCCATACTTAACGTTATTTGCGGGCAATTTGCCCCGTATTAAATTTTCTTTTCTTTTCCATGTAGTTAATCAACCAAAGAAAAACAACGCCGCAAATCGCCTTATTTGACGCCGTTTTTATTTTTGGTTGGTTTCAACAACTCCTTTATCCGCTCAAATGCGTTGTAATACTCCAATACGGTGTATTTCTTTGGTTCCGGTACGTGCAAATGTTGCGATATGGTTAAACACATATTTTCAAATTGTTTATCGTACTGAATTTCCATGTTATCGGAACCGCTAAAAACAACCGGGCGATTATATAACAACAACATCGTCGTTATTTTATCAATTTCCGCCCGTTTGTCCTCTGTATCGCCGTTTATAATCGCATCCAACATTAACATTGTCCGGTTACGCAATTCGTCGTAATACTCTTTAATCGTCGCATCGTCGAACATACGGGGGAAATACATTTGCAATTCATCATCTATTTTTTTTTTGACCGCTTCCATTTGGGCGGTCAACTCTTTAATCGGAACGTCGCCGAACATATCGACGACCTTTTGCAACCCATCGTCGGATAAATCGTTGTACGGGGTTCCGTCGATTGATTTAACCAACACGGCAAACGCTAAACATTTCGGGCTTAACCCGGATTGAATGAAATACACGTTTTGCCGCATATTATCCAATTCGATTGCCGCCAATTCCGGGGTTTTGCTCCGGGCGTATCTCATTGCCTTTTCAATATGCGTGTCGAAATCCTGTAAATCCGAACCAATCCCGGCATCAACCAACAACATTTTATTGTATTTATGGAAACGCAACATCGGTAATTCGTCGATTGCGTCGTATATCTCAACCGTGTATTCCCCTATCTTAACCGTTTTCATAGCAAATAACGTGTTATCATGGTTGAACAAAAGGGAACCAACAACAATGCCGGGTTCCCGGTGCATATAGCAAACAGGACGGACAAAACGACCCCCGCCCACCATGATAAGCAAAAGCCGCAATTGAACATCTTAACAAAAAAGTCGTTGCCGTGAACTTGGACGTACTCAATAACGCCCCACTTTTTTAACAGGGTCAACAGGAACGCCGCCACGGTTGCCACGACCAAAACCCAAATAATGAAAGTTACCATATCGTTAAATGTTACAAGGTTGATTAACTGACAATACACCCTCAAAGCGAAAACCGCCGAACGGGTGCATTAAAAATTGATTATCTATTTCGTCCAACGCAAACCCACGGTACACGTTTTCCGCCAACTCATAAATCCGGTTTATTACAATCGTCCCGTCTTTCAGCCAAAAACCGCCATTTAGGACGGTCAATAATTCGTTCTTCAATGCCTCGGTATTCCGGTTGTTGAGTTGACCGGGGTAAACCTTGCGCAAATCGAACCAAACAATAAGAGAAAACGGGGCTTTAATCTCGCTTTGCTCTTTGGGAACCCAACCGACCGTTTGCGGGTCGTCTATCCAAAAGAACGAAAAATTGCCAATATTGGCATCCGGGGAAACGTCGATATAATCATTGTCGCCTCTCCATTCCGTCCCGCCCGCATATACGTTCGGGGTATAATAGCGTTTGCCCTGTATCACTTTGGCGATACGTTGCGCCCGCCCAAATGCGACGTCCAACCAATCGACGTTATCCATTAACCCGGTTTGTATGTTCCCCAAAACCCGGTCGATTAAAACCGGGTTGGGAATTATAGGGGTTGTTCTCTTATTCGTTGCCATATAATACGTTTTTTGCTTTCTTCATTAAGTCCGGGAATATATATTGCCAAATCAACGCCGCAATATTTTCGTCCGTCAATCCCAATATTTGCCGCCCGTACTTTTTTATTAAGTCCTCCGTTTTGAAATCCGACGCTTTTATTTCAAACTGTTTGTCGCCGACTTCCAAAAAAAACGACGCTTCAAAATCCCCGGTATCCCGTAACGTTACCCGGTTTGTCGGTTGTCCCTTTTCCTCCTTTATGGCTATCGTCAACGGCGAATACGGGGCGTAATCCATAATATCCACGCCCAAACGGTTAATACCTTGTTCAAACAATTGTTCCTCGGCATTCATATCAACAATATAGGCGTCATTGTCCCAAATGATTTGTTGAATGTATGCGCCGGACGATAACCCGTTGTTGAACGTGGCAACCCGGTTGCGTAAATCCTGTATTGACTTTAACCCCGCCATAATCTTACGTTGTCCGGTATTTTACACCGTGGTTATTACAAGTAAGGCAAATACGGTCGATACCCTGCGTATCCAACCGCAACGCCTCGTATGCTTTTTTAAGGTCATAACCCAAACCGCCGGGGCGACCCTCAACGTTGCCGTCCAATTCGTAAAGAATTTCCAACCGGGTTGCGTTTACTTGGTTCCGGTTTACCTTAACATCGGGGTTCATTGCCAACGTGCGCAACATGATTGCGGCGACCTGTAGTTGGATAACCGTTTGGAAAATTTGCCTTTCCTTAATGATAAAATCCGTTAGGTCGCAACCAACGGTTATTTCGCAATTCAACCCGTAATTCTGCGTATTGGTGTACATCGTCAACGCAATATCCCACAACTCCGGGTATTCGTCGAATGTTTCCGGGGCGTTCATCATAAACGGGGATACCTGTAAATACTTGGTTATTTCCCGCCAACGCTCCAAATCAACGTAACCCGTACACGTCCCGCACGGCTCCCGGCTCCAATCCTTTGTCATGTTAATTGCCTGCATCCCGGCGGGCAAATCGTTTTGGTTGTAACAAAGGAACCACGACCCCCCGGCGTTGTTTCCGGTACTGATATACGGTAAATAACAATCTTTCAACGGGAACCATTGAAAACCGCCGTTTGTCTGCGTAAAATTCAAATCAAACGTCTTTATCGGGTCAATTTGGGACGAATGGAAAAGATACATACGGACAACCCCGGTTGCGCCCGTCATTTGCAACCCGATTTGTTCGATTTTCATTGTTACGCCCATAGAACGAACCGGGACAATTTCAAACCCGACTAATTTATGATTATTCGGCAACGTCGCCCGGATACGTCCCGCACCGTCAAAGAACGTGCGCCGTTCCAATAGGTTCTTTGTTTCCTTATCCAATCCCTTTATTTGCGTGAATGTTTGTACCATTTGCGCAATACCGTTACGGGTCAACCGCTCCAAATAATCGGAAATGAAATTGTACGGTTGCCAATATGGGTTGCCGTAATCGTCGTTGTAATCGTCGTTAAAATCGCTTTCGGTCGGTTCCTCGTTTTGGTTGTCCCGTGCGGCAATCCAAACTTTGTTGTTGTGGCGAACCTTTGCCCCGGCTTTGTATTCCGGTATCATATTCCAAACCGGATATTGAAAAACGAAATCATCCGGGACGATTGCCCGGACATTATCCAAAGTAACAAGGGGGTGCGCACCTTGAAACGTCAAACCGCTTTCCGTCTGCGTTAAATTGTCGTCTATCGCCTTTGCCGGGTCGTATGATTGTTCCCACCCGACGACGTGCAATAATGCGTCCTGTATTTCTTTAAGTCTATACATAAGCCCAAATATAACCGCCGCAAGTCTTTTTTATTCCCTTGCAACATTTAATAATATTACTATCATTCAAACCCGTTTCCCGTTGTGCATCTTTTACGGATAAAAAGGTTTTTATTAAATCGCCACAAGCGGAATACATCGCAATTTCTTTCGCTCGTTGGTGCAATCCGCCTAATCGCCCCGTCATATATACGCCAATCTTTTTATGTAAGCGGGATTTTGTTATTGGATTATTACAATTTTCTTTTGCTGTCACCCAACGCAAGTTGTCCGCATGGTTATTGGCTCGGTCGCCGTCGATATGGTCAACACATGGTTTGTTTTCGGGATTGGGGACAAAAGCCGCCGCAACTAAACGATGAACGTTTATTGTTTTACGAATACCATTACATAACACTACAATGTTATAGCCCTGTTTATTTGGAACTAT